CCGGCGACACGGAGGTCGAGGGTCAACTCGTACCGGGTGCTCGCGACGACGGTGACCCCGCTCGACGCCGCGTTCGGCGTCGCCCCGTCCTCCGTGAAGCATACCCAGGTGGTATCAGGGACGTTCGTCGAGTACCGGAAGCCGATCGTGTTGACCGAGTTGTCGACCCCGCCGGGGTTCGCGGCGGCGAGGCAGCACCAGAGACGCTGGGACGTCAGGTCGGCGCCGGTCTGGATGACCCAGGTGACGATCGGGAGGTACGCGCGCCGCGTCTCGGTGACGAATGGAGCGAGCCAGCCGGCCGTCCCGCCGAGGACGGCCGCCGACGCCTGACTGATGTACTCGCCGGTGTCGTCCTTCAGGTTCGTCGCCGTCCCGTTGAGCACCGGCGCCGCGAGCCCGTACGACTGGACCGTCGTCACGAGGTTCGACCGGATGTGCTCGCGGGTGCCCTGCCAGCGGGCGAACTCCGTGATCGGGACGGCCGGCGCCGACGCCGCGATCGTCACGTCGACCTCGTCGTTCCCCGAGTCGTCGGCGATCGTCACCGTGACGTTCGACCCCTCGATCAGGTTCAGGCGGGCGCGCGGCCCGAGCGTCGTCCCGGCGCTGTTCTTCCGGACCTTGACGCCCTGCGTGACGGTCGACGAGATCGTCACGTCGAACTCGTCGTTCGGTTCGTCCTCGACGACCGTCATCGAGATGCCCGTCCCCTCGATGAAGTTCAAGGCGCCGCGCGGCCCGATCAGCGGGTCGGTGCTGTTCTTTCGCGACCGGATGCGGCTGCGCGGGGTCGCACGCGACCGCCAGAGCTTGTGATCGAAGACCTGCTGGGACATCTAGCGGCTCTGGTCTTCGTTCCCGACCTTGAAGTATACGAGGTGGGAGAGCACCTTGAAGTCCTCGCTCGCCGTCGAGTTCGTCACCCGGACGCTGATCGTGTACCCGTCGCCGACGTTGAGCTTCTTCCGCTGGCGCTTCTGCGTCGCGTCGAACGAGAGCGTCTGCTTTACCGTCCCGTCGACGTAGACGTCGACGGTGAGCGTCCCGGCGGCGACCGGCTCCATGACCAGCTCCAGGTGCTCGAAGAGCTTCCGACGCCAGCGGAGCGACGGGTCGATGTGGGAGAGGTCGAGGTGCGGGAGCTGGTACTGCCCGGTGTACGCCGCCCCGGCCCTCGTCCGCGCGTCCTGGTCGAGGAGGTAGATGCTCGTCCCCTCGGCGAGGACGGGCCGCTCCTGGCTCCCGTCCGACGTCCGGCGAGTCGCGACGCCGTCGCCGATGTCCCGGGTCGAGTACGAGAAGCGGACGGGGAGGCCACGCTCGACGCCGCTGAAGTCCAGCTTGATCGCGAGGCTCGGCCGGGACGACCCGGTCGGCGGGACGTAGAAGACCGCGAGCTTCTTCTGCGGATACCAGAACGAACGCGCCCACCGGAGCTGCTTCAAGTTGACGTTGTCACGGGTCCACTTCTGCTGCCCGAGCCGGAGCGTCAGGTCGGAGGCCCTGGTGCCTCCGAGCGCGTCGACGGCGGAGAGCAGGTGGAAGTGCGCGTTCGGGTCCATGAACAAGACGTCGTCGTCCATCGGGAGGACGGCGTACTGGCACGGCGCGCAGCCGACCGCCTCGCTCTTCGTCCGGACGGCCCAGTTCGCGACGTCGAGGTCGGTGTCGTCCAGGTAGAAGACGCCGCGGGGGTACTTGAACGCGAAGAAGACGCCCTGGAACGACGCGCCGGTCCAGATGCGGTCGCCGACGTCGGACCGGAAGCGCAGCGAGAAGGAGACGTCGACCGTCGCGAAGTCCTCGTGGTCGTCCGGGTCCGAGAGATAGACGCGATGTGGGTCGTTCAGGTTGCCCCAGGCGAGGTGCCGGTCGAGGTGGATCACGCCGTTGATCGGCTGGGTGCTCGGGTTCGTCACCGTGCCCCAGTCGGTCGCCGGCGTCGCGACGTCGGTCGTCGTCGTCCCGTCGCCGGAGAGCACCTGGATCGGGTCGGTGCCGTTGTAGAAGAAGAGCTTGCGGTTGACGGCCGCGGCCTCCTTGCCCCCGGAGATGAAGCGGCCGGGGACCTCGGTCGCCATGCTCCCCTGGAGTGTCGTGTCGTCGATGTTCCCGGCCGTGAGCGACGACGGCTTCTCCTTGAAGAGGTTGCCCGCCGACGTCGCGGTGATCAGCCGGTTGCCCGGTCGCGTCTTGTACGCCGTCGCGGCGGTAGTGAAGCTCCACGGCTCGGTCGTCGTGAGCTGAGTCGTCGAGACGACGGTATCTATGATCCGCGTCTCGTTCATCGCCTGGATGCGATCTCCGGAGGCGAGCGACGCGAACGTGTCGCCGCCGGCGCGGTTGACGGTCGTGCTCCCGGACGTCAGGCTGATCGTACTCCCGCCGCCCGGGGTCCGCTCGGCGTCGGAGTACCAGTCGTAGATCGCGGTGATCCGCGGCGCGACTGAGTCGATCCGCGAGGCGACGTTGATCGTCCGGTCGTCATTCGGGAGCACGGCGGCGGTCGTCCCGACCTCGACGTGCAGCGTGAAGTTCGAGCCGGGCGTGAGCGCGTGATTTCCGGGCTCCTCGAACGAGACGATGACCGCAACCGAGAGAACCGGTGTGCTCGGCGCTGGTGGGACGGCGACCGCAGGCGTCGGGCCGACGGCTACGGCCGTCCCGAACTCGGCCGAATCCGGGCCGGGGTTCGTCGCCTCCTGGTCGAACGGGCTCGTCGCGATCCCGGTGAACTCTGCGACGGCGGCGGCCGCCTCGACCGTCGTCCCGCCGGTCGTCAGCCCGCTCAGGGAGATGGTGACGGTGTTACCGGCGGCTAGCGGCGTGACGACGCGGACGAACCAGACGGTGATCTCTCGAAGAATCGTCTGGTGGATTTCCGTGTACGTGTTCCCGCCGGTGTCGGTGACCGAGACGGTACACGCACCGGAATCGTTGTTCGACTGACTGACGACGAGCAGGTTCCCGGCCGGGACGCCGCCGGCGGGGACCGTCAGGGTCAGGGTGATCGTCGTCCCCGGGCTCGCGACGGCGCCGGTCGTGCTCCACGCCTTGACGAACGCCGCCCCGGTCGTCCCCTTGAAGGTCGCCAGGTAGCCGAACCAGTCGACCGCCATGCTGAACGTCCCGTTGAACTCCGAGGAAAACGTCAGGGCGCCGCTGTCGTATAGCGCCGACCCGGCCTCCTTCCGGACGTGGATGTCCTCGAAGGTGACGCCCTTCGCGTCGAGCAGCTCGGTCGGCTCGGACAAGAGCCGGTTCTCGTGCGCGACCATCCCGGCGAGCCCGGCCGGAAGCTGCGCGGCCGGCGGATATTTAGGGTCCCAGGCCATTACGAGAGGTAGTCGCCTATCTCCCCGCGCACCGCGCGTTTGATCCAATTACAGTTCGCGCAGAGCAATTGATAGCCTTTCGATCCCCGCAACACCCGCTGACAAATACCGTAATAACCGATCGTGCGCCTTTCTCGTACCCCGCCACCGGCGACGTGGTCGATCTGCAACGCGCGCACGTCAGTAAACCCACACTGAACACAGCGACCCCCGAGGGCGGCGACAACCGCGGCACGGAGGCGCGCGCGGTATTTACGCTGCTGCGCTGGTAGCTGTAGTCCCATGACGGGCGATCAAATCAAGAAAGTCTCGCCCTTCGACTGAATCCGCCCCTTCCGGTCCGTCCGCCCGAGCCGCGTCTTGTGGACGCCGTACGTCATCGAGCCGCCCGAGAGCCCGCGCCGGTGCTCCTGGACGAGGCGCTGGACGGTCTCCCGGAACTCGGAGGCGAGGTTCTCGGCGCGGTTGTCGCCTTTGTCGTGGGCGAGAAGCATCGCGGCCCCGCTGGCGAGGACGGCCCGGTGCGGCCTGGGGACGATCGGCTCCTCGGAGGACGGGTTCGCGGTGAGGTCGGCCGGCATGAAGACGTAGTCGTACTCCAGGCGGTAGCGCCGGTCGTCGTACGAGTTGACCTGGATGCGGCGCGGCTGGATCATCGCCGCGGCGGTCGGCGGCGACTTGAAGAACGTCCCGAACGGGTACGCCGCGTCGTGCGACTCGCGGGAGCCGATCGGGATCGGGTCCATGTAGTGCGAGTGGAGGTAGGGGGCGCCGACGAAGCGGACGAAGTCGGAGGCGAGGTCGTACTCGGGGTTGTAGCAGACGTACGAGGCGAGCGTCTGAGTGTCCTCGGGCCAGACGGCGTCGAGGGTCGCCGACGTCGACGCGGCGGTGTGAGTCAGAATGCGGGGGACGGTCGGGAGCTTCGCCACCTCCAGGCGCCAGCCGGCGACGGAGGCGGCCGGCGCGGACGAGAAGGTGACGGCGGTGCTCCCCTCGGTCACGGTGACGGTGCCCGTCTCGATCGAGGCGTCGGTCGTAACGATCCCGCGCGGCTGCTTCCGCGCCCAGTACCAGTCGGTGACCGGGAGGTCGACGACGTGGGCGTAGATGCCCGCCGACGTCGCGAGGTCGCGGCCGACGGCGATGGCGCCGCCGAGGATCAACGTCTGCTGGATGCGGTTGACGTAGTCGAGCGCCTTGCTGTAGAGGCCGGATGTCGCCGAAGCCGGCTCTCCTGCTCGGAAGAGCGCATCGAGCCGCAGGTCTTCTGTCGTCGTCAGGTTCGCCATCGGCTACCCTTCGGTCTTGAGGCCGACCGTCGCCATCAGGCGTACACCTCCCGCGAGCCCCGCCGTCCCGCCCGCACCTTCGCGTCCGGCTCGGTGTCCTGGACGCCGGCTCCGAGCATCGCGTCCGCCATCGAGAGGGAGCGCTTCTTCGGCGGGTGGTACTCCACGTCCAGATTCGTTCCCTTCGCCGCGGCCTTGATGTAGTCCGGGACCTCCTTCGGGTCGAGCGGGCGCCCGGCGTCGTTGACGAACGTCCCCTTGCTCGTCAGGGAGACGGCCGGGTGGTAGTCCGGGTTCTCCTTCCGGTCGAAGCGGCTGTCGAAGCCGTAGACGACAGGAGACGACTCCCAGCGGCGGACGACGTGGACGGGCTCGGCCTTCTTCTTCGGGCGTGCCATCTTCTCTCCTTGCGCGGGGCCTCCCCGGCGCGGTAGGCGGGAGCGGACGTCGGCACCTAGGCGAAAGTGCCGACGCCCGCTCCGGTCTGGTGAACTAGATGCTGGTGATGAGGCTCGTCCCGGTCGCCGTCTTCGGCGTCCCGGCGAGCGCGAACTTGATGTAGACGGTCCCCGTGACCGACCCGCCGAAGCCGGTCGTCACGTTGAGGTTGACGGAGCCGAAGCCCTGCGCATCGGCGGTGATCGTCCCGGGGGTGCCGGAGACCGAGGCGACGTACTTGTCGCCGCTCTTGTCGACGAGGACGTCGAGGCGCTTGGCGATGACGTTCCCGACGGCGGCCGCGGCGGCCGGGGTGAACGAGTCGAGGTCGACGGCGGCGTTGCCGGAGCCGTCGACGTACTGGAGCTTGAGGACGCCGGTCGTCCCCGGGTCGGTCGCCACGCTGACGATGCCGTACTCGACGATCTTGAGAGACTCGCAGCACGGGACCGAGAGCTTGACGCCGGTCGTGTTCAGGTCGGCGGCGTAGCTGCTGGTGAGCACCTGATAGATGAGGCCCATGTTCTATCCTTCCGCGCCCCGAGGGGCGCACGATTCTCTGGGGGCGGAGAGACGGGCGACCGAGTGCCGCCCGCCCCTCCCCAAGTGGAGCGCGTCGTTACGCGCTGGTGACGTGGATCACGCGGGTCGTCCCCTTGGAGGTGGCCTCCGTGGTCGCGCCCGTGAAGATCGTGTTGAAGCCGAACATCCCGTACCAGGCGATGCTCTTGAAGCGGCCGTGCCCCGAGGGGAGCGCGGCGCGGAGGTGCGGCGCCTCGGCCTCGATCATGCCGACGCCGTCCTGCCCGAAGACGACCCCGCTCCCGAAGGAGTTGGAGCCGACGTACGGGAGGCCCGTCGCGTGGTTCGTCTCGACGAACCGGATGCGCTCGATCGTCCCGATCTCGCCCTTCACCTTGATCCCGGGGTTCGTGTACTGGTTCCAGGAGATGAACTGCGAGTCCCGGCGGAGGGCCGTGAGCGACTTGCCGCGGAAGATGGCGACGTAGCTCTCGCCCTCGAAGTACGGGACGTTGAGGCGGTCGAACATCAGGGACGAGATGTCCTCGACGTGGAAGTAGTTGAGGCCCGCCTGCGCCGTCCCGCTGGCGGTCGAGTTGAACGTGATCGACGACGTCGCCGGGCCGGTCGGCACGTACTTGACGTTGCTGTCGTCGTAGTTGGAGAGGGCGAGCGTGTCGAGGACCAGCCGCTTCTGCTCCATGAGCGTCCGCTGGATCAGGTTCTCGATGTTGTACTTGGCGAGGGCCTCCAGCTTGCCGGTGTAGGGGACGGCGACGCCGTACTCCTTCACGACGAACGTGGAGGTCGCGAGGCTGAACGACACCTCGGGGATCGGAGAGAGTTCCGACAGCTCTGCGTCGGCCGGCTCCGCGATGTGCGTGAACCGGGTGAACGTCAGCGTGTCGCCCTTGTTCTTGCCGAACTCCGACTGCACCTCGACGAAGCGCATCGCGACGGAGTTCTCCAGGGCGGTCTCGTAGACGTCCGCGGAGAGCTGGTGGTTCTTGAACAGAAGGTCCCTAAGCTTTCGCAGAGGGCTGGACTATACCTTCGTCGCTCCAGGGAAGAATCTCGGAGGACGGCCTTGGTAGTCTCTGGAAGTTGAAGCGCCGGCTTCGTAGAGCCGACAGCGTTGCCTTGAGCGCCTTGCCGCGCTCAATCTTCTCGCTCCGGTAGGACTGGTATCCCGGTCCCTTCGGGAGCCCGACTCGCCAGTCGATGAAGTCGACCACGGCGAGGGCCTCTTCTCGCTTCGCTGAGAGGAACGGAAGCACAACCCGTAGAACGTGCTGTACCGCCCGGTCGTGGCACACGAAGATGCGTAACCGGTCCTTCCATCCGTTCGCCTCTCCGCGCTCGTACGTGTAGAAGAACCGTACGCCGAGCGTGTGGTAGATTTCGGAGACGCGACGAATCATCTGCGGAGACGTGTTGACGACGCCTATCCTACACGCGACGCGCGGCGTTCGGTTGCCCGCGGAGTTCTTGTAGAGTCCGACGTCGACGTGAAGTGTTCCCTCTCCGTCGATGATGCCTGCCAGGTAAGCGGCTTCCTCTTTGCTGATCGTCCCCATGTGCGCCTCTCTTTTACCGTCAGGTGGAGGGCCTGTGCGAGGAGTTTCCAGCACATTCGGCGTTTGTTGAACGGGCACCGTCAAGTCCAGTGCCCGTGGGGGCATCGACTGCTCCCCGATGCTGTCGCGTGCGCGAGCCGCCGGTTACCCGACGGCGGACCTCGATGAGTCCCAGCTATAAGCCATTTTCTCTATTTCTCCTTCGGCTCCCGCCCCTGCATCTTGAGCCGCTGGCGCGCGACCCACGAGGCGGCCGAGAAGTCGCGTACCTTCTCCTCGGGCTTCCCTCGGGGCGTCGCTCCGGCGGCCGACTCGATCCTCGGCGGGCGCCTGGTTGTGGTGGTCTCGGTGTCCTTGCCTGCCTTGCGGAGGCGGACGAGCCTGTCGTCCGCCAGCTCGGCGAGGCGGTCGTACGCGCCCTCGGTGTCAGCGCCGAAGGCGTCGATCTCGGCCTTGTGCTCGGTGTAGACCTGCGCGACGACCGGCTTGATCTCCGGGGAGTCCAGGTGGTCGTAGCTGGAGTAGAACTGGTCGGCCCACTCCTTCTCCTTCTGTGACGCTACGACGCGGTTCCCGATCTCCTGGACGTTCGCGGTGTACCGCTGCTCCAGGTCGGCCATCTGCCTCGCCATCTTCGCGGTGTGGTAGGCGTCGTACTGGCGCTGCCACGCGGCGATGTCCTTCGTAGCGAGCAGAGGGTCCGGGGGCTGCGGCTCGTCGTCGGGCTTCGTCGGCTGGGGGGCGGCGAGCCGTCCCTCCAGCGTCGCCAGGCGCTCGCGCGTCCGGGCGAGTTCCGATCCGAGGCGGCCGTTCGCGCCGCGGGCCTCGCGGCGGAGGTCTTCGAGTATCGAGTGCGTCTCGGCGTCGACCTTGACGGTCTTGCCGCGGTACTTGAACTCGCGGGCCTCGGGGGTCTCGGATGCCTCGCCGGCCTCGGGGTCGTCGTCTCCGGGCTTGCCGCGCATGAACTCCTCGGCGGCGTTCCAGTCGACGGTTCCCTCGGCGGGGTCGGTCTTCTCCAGCGGTAGGCTCATGGTGCTGCTCCTCTAGGCGGCCGGGCTCACCCGGCGGTCTGGTCGCCCCCGTACAGGGTCACCTTCGCCTCGTCGGCCTTCTTGACGCGGTACTCAAGGGCGTCCTGGAGGGCGACGATCTCGGCAAGGGCGGCGATGTACCGGAGAGCGACGTGTGAGTCGCTCGCGGCGGAAGGGGATCGAAACCACTCGATCGCCTCCCGGATGGTCTGCTGCTTGCGTTCTGCGAAGATGGAGGTTCCCTGGCCGCACCGCTCACAGGTAAGAGCGGCCCGGTCGAGGAACTCGCGGGCGGAGGCGCCGGCGGCGGCCTGCCGCTCGATCGCCTCCTTCTGGCGCGGGGTGATCGTCGGCACCTAGTCGGCCTCCTGCATGATGACGTCCTTCGCGTCGCCCCCGAGCGCGACTCCCTCGCCGGGGCGCCGCTCCAGGGTGGCGACGAGGTAGCCCTGTTCCTGAACCGCGCGCAGCTCGCGGCCGAGCCGTTTCAGAACGGCGAGGTTTCCGCCCTGTGCGGAGAAGAGGAACTGCGCCCACGCCGGCGCGTCCCGCATCGGCCCGGGCGCCTCCCGCGCGAACCACGCGGCCGCCTCGGCGGTCTGCTCCTCGACGTTCAGCCACTCGGCCTGCGACCAGCCGGCCGTTCCCCATTCTGGCTTGTTCCGGAGCACACGGGACACGAGCATCGCGGCCTCCTGAATCTTCTCGTTCGCGTCGAGCAGGAAGAGAATCCAACCCTGGCGACCGTGCTCGGCGGCGATCGTCGGGCCCCAGTGCCGCCACCACGTCCGCCAGTCGTCGAGGACGGCCAGCGAGCTGAGCCCGCGGCGGTCGGCGAGGTCGTGCTTCACTTACCGGCCCGCCGGTAGCCGCCGCTCGGAGTCAGCCTGTGCGCGCGCTTCATCGAGAGCGCCGTCGCGACCGCCTGCTTCTGCGGCTTCCCCTCGTGCATCAGCTTGCTGACCTTCTTCGAGACCGGGCTCTTCTTCCGGCTCGTGTGCGAGCGGAGCGCGTCGGAGAGCGCCACCGCTACCGCCCGAGCCGACGGGCGATCCGCTGGAGGCGCTGCCCGGCCCGGCTGGAGACGCCGCCGACCGCCGCCCGCTGGGAGACCCGGGACGACGAGCCGAGCTTCGCCTGGAGGACCGCCGCCCGCCCGGCCTGCCGCGCCGCCATCTTCGAGCCGCCGCCGGTCGGGGCCGCCCGGACCGCCGCCTTGGCGGCCATCTTCGCGGAGATGACCGGGCGCTCCGCCCGGACCTTCGCCGAGAGCGTCTCAGGGCCGCCGGCGGGCGCCGACCGGATCAGCCGCCGCGCCGTCCGGGCGCCGACCGCGCTGATCGACTTCTGGTTGTGCCCAGCCTTGAGGAACTGCGCGCTCCGGAAGTGGCCGAGGTAGGCGTGCTCCGGCTTGAGCTTCATGTGCGCGAGCATGTCGTTCGGCATCGCGTCGGTCCCGCCGCGCCGGTTCCCGCCGGGGTTCCGGGTCGACATGTAGTCTTCCTTCCGCTGTGGCATCACTGGACCTCTTCCTGGCCGAGCGGTATCCCCGCCGCGACCTTCGCGCGCCGCCGGCGCTCCTTCTCGGCGTCCGAGAGCGCCCCGGCGGTGAGCCCGGCCGGACCGATCTGGCGGACGGGCGGTGTCGGCGCGACGCCGCGGGTGTACCCCTGGCGGATCGCCTCGTCGCGCTCGATCTGCGCCGGGTCGGCGCCGGGCGCCTGCTTGAGCTTCTCGATGTACTGCCTTCTCGCCAACGGGTCGCGGGGCATCTTCCGTCTCCTACTGCGCCTGCGGCGCGTTAGGCGCGAACTCAGCCTCGACGCTCTGCGCGGCCTGCGCCTCGGCCGCCCCCGCGCCGGGCGCGCTGGCGCCGGCGGCCGGGGAGAGCGCCGGGTTGAGCTGGCCGCCGGCCATCTCGCCGGGCGGGGCGGGCTCCTCGGGCGGGGCGCCGGCCGGCTCCTCCTCGACGGCGAGCGACTCCGGGTCGACGCCGCTCGCGCCGAGAATCTGGTCGAACAACTTCTCGTAGCTCTTCGTCTGACCGAAGGCGTCCGCGAACTGCGGCGCCGTCGCGAGGAGGTTCGTCAGCGTCATCAGCTTCGAGAACGACCGCTCGCGGGAGGCGACGCCGCGGAGACCGCGGACCTTGAACTTCGCGTGCGAGACGAGCGCCCACCGCTCCTGCGGCGACATCCCGGCGAGCTGGAGGGTGATCCGAGGGCCGAGGAGCTGGACCATCTCCTCGAAGATGAAGTCGTCCGCGTACTGGACGATCAGCTTCCACGCCTTCTCGAAGAGCGGCTCCAGGAAGGTGTCCTCGAACCGCGCGGCCATCGATTCGAAGAGCGATCCGCTCGCCTGCATCGCCTGGACGATCTCGGTCGCCTTCACCTGGCGCGGCGGGAGCTGCCCGAGCTTCGTGTCCGGGGTCGCGAGCGCCTCGTTGATGTACGCCTCGATCCGGTTGAGCCCGTCGAGCGAGACGGGGGACGACTCGCCGTTGTCGACCCGCTCGTAGAACTTGTGCCCCTGCGGGACGTTCGGCTTCAAGACCGCGGTGTACCCCTGCGGGAGACCGTCCGCGATCTCCTCGGGCGACTCCATGATGTCCGGCCGGACCTGGCCGACGCCCCAGGTCCCACGCATCGCCGCGTCGAGGAGGAGGTTGACCAGCTCGTTCGCCGCGCGCCACATCGGGACGGCGTGGTCGGCGAGCGCCTTGTGGACGGTCGAGCCCGGGACGCGGATCAGCGGCGCGACGATGAACGGGCGCGTCCCGTCCCAAAAGGGGCACGGGCTCGCCGGCCGGAGCACCTCGTCGCCGGCCCAGGCCCACCAGGCGTTCTCGTGGAGGAGGGCGCCGGTCTGCTCGTCGACGACGTTGCCCCACGCCTCGAACAGCTCGATCTCGTACGGGTCGGGCGCGACGTAGCTCTCGCCGGTCCGGCTCCGCTGCTCGAACTCCGCGACCGAGGCCGCGCACTTCGCGTAGAGCCGGTCGACCGCCTCCTGGTCGTACTCCGGGTTCGCCCGCAGCTCGTGGAGCTGCCGCCGCGTCCGGTGAATCTCGTAGTTGAGCGCGGGGGAGGG